CCGATCTGCGTCCATCCGCATGGGCTCCCGGCACGGCGATCCCATTCCCGGCAGCCGGTTCTTCCGGTCGTTCTGCGGTTGCTGCGGGGAGCCCATGCGGATGGACGCAGATCGGCTGAATGGCGAGGTGCTGTGCGGCGACTGCGACCCGCCCCACATCGGTGTGGGTGGTCCGGCTTCTGCTCTCAACAGCATCGAGAACGACCCGGATGCCTGGCGGCCGTCTTTCCTAGCTGACTAACCAATCGGAGCCTGCCTCTTGCAGTTGAGGTCCTACCAATCCGACGCCATCGCCGCCGTGTACGAGCATCTGCGCTCTCGTGACGACAATCCGTGCGTCGTCATTCCGACCGGCGGTGGCAAGACGCCGGTGATTGCGACCATGTGCCGCGACGCGGCCACGCACTGGAATGGGCGCGTCATCATCCTGGCCCACGTCAAGGAACTGCTCGAGCAGGCGGCTGACAAGCTCCGCACCATCGCGCCCGACGTGCCAATGGGCATCTATTCGGCGGGTCTGAAGCGCAAAGACCTGGGCTACGCCGTCACGGTCGCGGGTATCCAGAGCATCTGGAAGAAGGCGTGTGACCTCGGACCCGTTGATCTGATCATCGTCGATGAGGCGCACATGGTGCCCGCCGAGGACGATGGGATGTATCGGCAGTTCATCGCCGATGCCAAGGTGGTGAACCCGCACGTTCGCATCATCGGGCTCACCGCGACGCCGTACCGCATGAAGTCCGGGTCGATTTGCGCCCCCGAGAACATCCTCAACCACGTCTGCTACGAGGTCGGTGTCCGCGAGCTGATCGTGCAGGGCTTCCTGTCGCCGCTCAAGACCAAGGCGGGCCTTCAGAAGATCAGCACCGACGACCTGCACGTTCGCGCCGGCGAGTTCGTCGCCAGCGAGGTCGAGGACCTCATGGACAAGGAGGGGCTCGTTGAGGGCGCGTGCGCGGAGATCGCGCAGCACACCAACGACCGCAGCGCCACGCTGATCTTCTCCTCGGGCATCCGCCACGGGCAGCACATCGTCGATGTGCTCAAGACCAAGCACGGCATCGAGTGCGGCTTCGTCACCGGCGACACCCCCGACGGCGTGCGTGCGGCGATCCTCGGCCGCTTCCGATCGGGCGAGCTCAAGTACCTGTGCAACGTGAACGTGCTGACGACCGGCTTCGATGCCCCGCACATCGACTGCGTGGCGCTCGTGCGCCCGACCATGTCACCGGGCCTGTACTACCAGATGGTGGGCCGGGGCTTCCGCCTCCACCCGGGCAAGAACGACTGCCTAGTGCTCGATTTCGGAGGCAACGTGCTGCGCCATGGCCCGGTCGACGCGATCCGGATCGCCACCGACGATCGCGGCGGCGGTGAAGCGCCGGCCAAGGAGTGCCCGAGCTGCCAGGCCCTGATCGCGGCGGGCTACCAGACATGTCCGGAGTGCGGCCATCAGTTCCCGGAGCCCAATCGGCAACAGCACGAGGCGAAGGCCAGCACCGAGGGCATCCTCTCGGGGCAGACCACGCGCGAGGAGCATCGCGTCAGCGAGACGACATACCACGTGCACTACAAGCGCAGCGACCCCTCCGCGCCTCTGACGATGCGCGTCGAGTATCGCGTTGGCTTCAACCGCTTCTTCCGCGAGTGGGTCTGTTTCGACCACACGGGTTACGCCCGCACGAAGGCGGAAGCATGGTGGAGAGCACGCTCCGTCGAGCCGGTCCCCGGTAGCACCGAAGAGGCGGTCGAGATGGCCAAGGCCGGAGCGCTTGCGCCAACGCTCTCGATCACCGTTGAGAAGAAGGCCGGCGACCAGTTCGAGCGCGTCACGCAGCACCTTCTGGGCCACAAGCCTCCGCGACTGGACAGCGAGGAAGGCCTGCCAGACCGGCCGCCGGAACCCGCGAGCGTGACGTGCGGCATCCCCGATGAGGAGATCCCGTTCTGAACGCCGCCACGGAAGTCCAACTCGGCTTTGCCGCTGCCGCGTATCTCCGCGCCCGGCTGTCCGTTCTTCCGGCGGTCAGGCGGGGCGATGAGAAGCGCGTTGCGCTGCCGAAATGGGCGATGTTCCAGCGTCGGCTCCCGACCGACGCTGAGGTGTCGGCGTGGATGCGCCTCAACCCGGACGCGCTGTGCATCGTTTGCGGCGCGGTGTCGGGCAACCTGGAGATGATCGACTTCGACTGCGCCGGGGAGGCCTTCGAGGCGTGGCGCTCGATGGTCGAGGAGATCGAGCCGGGTCTGGTTGATCGACTCTACGTGGAAGCTACGCCCTCCGGAGGTCGGCACGTCGTCTACCGGTGCGAGTCGCCGGTGTGCGGCAACACCAAACTCGCCCAGCGGCGGGACGTCGTTGATGGGGAGGCGGCCGTGGAAGTCGCTGGCAAGACCCTCACGCCACGGCGCGGACCGGACGGGACGTGGTCGGTCGCGGTGACGCTGATCGAGACGCGCGGAGAAGGCGGGATGTTTCTGTGCGCCCCGTCGCTCGGCTATGAAGCGATCGCAGGCTCGCTCACCGATCCCCCTAAGGTGTCCACCGAGGAACGCGAGGTGCTTCTCGGTTGCGCCTGGCGATTGGACCATGCCGTGCCGGACGTCGCGGGCGCACCGCCGAGAGCGCCGGGTCCGCACCTCAGGCCCGGGGACGACTACAACGCGCGGGGCGACGCTCGCGAACTGCTGCGGCGGCACGGCTGGGAAATGGTCAGGGGCGGCGAGAACGAGCACTGGCGGCGGCCGGGCAAGGCGCGCGGCACGAGCGCGACGCTCAAGGGCGGCGTGTTCTACGTCTTCTCGAGCAACGCCGCGCCGTTCGAGCCCAACCAGGCCTACGCCCCGTTCGCGGTGTACGCGATGCTTGAGCACAGCGGGGACTTCACGGCCGCAGCCGCGGAGCTGCGACGGCAGGGATTCGGGACGGACCAGCCCGAGGCCGGGGACGTCGACATCTCGGCGCTGGGCGGCGAGTGCGACGCAGTTGAGCGGGTCGAGCGGCCGGACGACCCGGGACCGTTCCCGGCGCACCTGCTCACGGTGCCCGGCCTCATCGGCGAAGTTGTCGCGCACAACCTGGCGTACGCGCCGCGCCCACAACCGCAGCTCGCCCTTGCCGGAGCGATTTCCCTGCAGGCCGTCCTGGCCGGTCGGAAGGTGTGCGACGAGCGCGCCAACCGCACCAACGTCTACTGCGTGGGCCTGGCCAAGAGCGGCGCTGGCAAAGACCACGCCCGCAAGCTCACACGCGACATCCTGTTCGCCGCCGGCGCCGATGCTCTCGAGGGCAACGAGGATCTCGCCAGCGACGCCGGGCTCTTCACTGCCGTCGAAACACAGCCCGCGATCCTGTTCCAGCTCGACGAGTTCGGCCGCTTCCTGCGGACCATCGGCGATCCGAAGAAGGCTCCGCACCTGTTCAACGTGCTGACGGCCTTCATGAAGTTCTACAGCTCGGCCGACACCTTCGTGCGGGGCAAGGCTTACGCCGACTCCAAGAGGAACAAGTCCGTGGACCAGCCGTGCGTCGTGCTCTACGGCACGACGGTGCCGGACAGCTTCTGGGAGTCGATGACCTCTGAGAGCCTGAGCGATGGATTCATCGGGCGTTTGCTGGTCTTCGAGAGCCCGGAGCGACCCAAGCGGCAGCGCCGCGCTCGGATCGCCCCGCCGCAGTCGGTAGTAGACCGCGTGCGCTGGTGGTGGGATTTCGTACCGGGGGGCAACCTCCACAAGGAGCACCCCAGGCCGCTGGTCGTTCCGACCACCCCTGAAGCCTCCGCGCGGTTCGACGCGCTTGCGGACCACGCCGACGCGGAGATGGAAGCCAAAGGCGAGGGCATCGCGGCCGTCTGGTCCCGAGCCGAGGAGAAGGCCTGCAGACTGGCTCTGATCTACGCCTGCTCAGCGAACCCAGAGGAGCCCGTGATCGACGATCGGGCGGCAGCATGGGCGTGCGAGCTGTCGGCATACGTGACGAAGCGGCTCCTCTTCGAGGCGCACGTCCGCGTGGCCGACGGCCAGTTCGACGCTCGCCAGAAGCGTGTGCTGCGCCTCATCGTCGAGCACGGCGGCACGCAGGGGCTCAGCCACACCCAGTTGCTGTGGAAGACCCGATGGCTGAGCGTCCGCGAGCGGCAGGAGGTCGTGGAGAACCTGATTGCCACCGGGCAGATCAATGAAGTTCGCGTTGCAACGAAGGGAAGGAGCGCTACCCGCTATGTTTCCAGGGCTTGAAGGCGCGTCGCGGTCTTCGCTGCATCTTTGTGGGTCGGCCCCGTGTGTGTGCGCGCGCCGCCGCTCACACACGTGGTATGCAAACAAGCAATCATCTCTCTCTTCAATCACACCCCCTCGTTTTCCGCGTGGGAAACCTCATCTCCGCCTCCGCCACGTTCCAGCCACCCGAACTTCATTGAAGCGCATGGTGGCAATCCCGGGTGGAAGCCTTACGGGAGGGGAGGCGGATGGCGTTAGGTACTTCCCGGGCGGGGACGCGAGGCTTGGCCCGCGGGAACAGCCGCGCTTGGCGACAGAGTTTATTTCGGCCGTCCGAGCGCCGGGCGGCCCCGTGGCGGGGTCGGTACGCCGCCCCGCCCAGGACGCGACGTGGGCCAACGTGGGCGGACCCGTGGCCAACGGTCGAGGCCCGTAGCGGGCGGGAATTGGGGCGTTGAGCGCCCCCGGACGGGCCCGTCAGCCCGAGCGATTCAACCAACCAGCGATCCAGCCATCCCCGCCCCCCCGGACCCGCCGCATGTGCGGCGGGCCATCACGACGCCCCACGCGCTGGCGCTTGCCGCCGCGCGTCCGAACGGAGATCGCTGTGAACATCGAGACGCTCCCCATCGACGCGGTCAAGGAGTACGACCGCAATCCCCGCACCATCAGCGACGCCGCCATCGACGCGGTCGCCAAGAGCATCGAAGCCTTTGGCTTCAAGATCCCGATCCTGATCGACGCGGACGGCGTGATCATCGCCGGGCACACGCGTCTGCGCGCGGCGCGGAAGCTCGGGCTCAAGGAGGTGCCGACGATCCGCGCGGACGACCTCACGCCGGACCAGGTCAAGGCGCTGCGCATCGCCGACAACAAGGTGGCATCGCTCACCTCGTGGGACATGGAACTGCTGCCCATCGAGCTCGCCGACCTCAAGGGCGTCGACTTCGACCTCGCGCTGCTGGGCTTCAGCGCCGAGGACCTCGCGGCGATCATGGCTCCCGCCGGCACCGACGGTCTCGTCGACCCCGACGACGTGCCCGCGCCGCCCGACGCGGCGACGACGGTGCCCGGCGACGTCTGGGTGCTCGGCAACCACCGGCTCATGTGCGGGGACAGCAGCAAGCCAGGAGACCTGGACCGGCTGCTCGACGGGCAGCCGATCCACCTGGTCAACACCGATCCGCCGTACAACGTGAAGGTCGAGCCGCGGAGCAACAACGCCATCGCGGCCGGGCTGTCGTCGTTCACGATGGCGCAGCGCAAGGACGCCAGCGCCGGCGACCAGCAATCGGCCGACCTGCACCGCTACCCGGAGAAGTCCAAGCCGACGCACAAGAAGCTCCGGGCCAAGGACCGGCCGCTGGCCAACGACTTCGTGTCGGACCAGGAGTTCGACCGCCTGCTCGCGGCGTGGTTCGGCAACATCGCCCGCGTGCTCATCCCCGGCGGCGGGTTCTACATCTGGGGCGGCTATGCCAACTGCGCCAACTACCCGCCGGTGCTCAAGGCGATGGAGTTGTACTTCTCGCAGGCGGTGATCTGGATCAAGGAGCACCCGGTCCTGACGCGCAAGGACTTCATGGGGAACCACGAGTGGTGCTTCTACGGCTGGAAGGAGGGCGCGGCGCACCGGTTCTTCGGCCCCAACAACGTGCCCGACACGTGGAGCATCAAGAAGGTCAATCCGCAGAGCATGGTCCACCTCACGGAGAAGCCGGTGGAGTTGGCCCGCCGCGCCATCGAGTACTCGTCGCGGCCCGGCGAGAACGTCCTCGATCTCTTCGGCGGCAGCGGCAGCACGCTCATCGGCGCGGAGATGACGGGGCGGCGGGCGTTCCTGATGGAACTGGATCCGCTGTACTGCGACGTAATCGTGCAGCGCTGGGAGAAGTTCACGGGCCGCAAGGCGGAGCGCATGGGCTCAAACGCTGTGGCCGAAGAGAAAGCCGCGACGCGGGTCGCGGCTGGGAGCAAGGCGTGATGTGCGCCTCACTCGTCGAGGGTCGGGAGCGGGCCGTCGGTCGCTTCGTCCCATTCAAGGGCGTAACGCTCGGCGATGTCCTCGATGTCGTGCTCGGTGAGGTAGTCGGCGGTCTTCCGCTCCTGGCACGCGGCGACGGCCCGCGCGAGGTCCGCCCATTCCTCGATGGTGAGCATCTGGTCCTGGCGTGCGCCGAGCAGGTAGAGCGCGGCTTGGAGGACGGCTTCGAGTTGCGCTTCGCGGTTGGGGGCGGGCGTCGCGGTCATGGCTCAGGCTCCCTTCCCGCGTGGGGGGGCGACAAAGACGCCGCGCTCGTGCTTCTTGAAGCGTGCGGCCGTTCCCTTGGCGGCGATCTCGCGGATGATCGCTGCGTAGAGCGTGGCCTCGGGCGTCTTGCCGCCCGGCGAGCGCCACAGGCCCTTGGCCTCCATCGCGGCGATCATGTCCTTGGCCCGCATGGGCACCTCGCTCGCGGCGAGCACCTGCGCGGCCGCGTCGAGCGCGCTGATCCGCTTGGGCTTGGGCTCCTTGGCGGGCTTCGGGGCCTTCTCGACCTTGGGCTTCTTCCCCTTGGCGGCCGCGGCCAAGTTCGCGTTGTTGGCCACCTCCTTCTCGCTGGGGACCTCGTGGTCCTGCTTCCCGCCCGCGAGGCGGCCGTTCATCTCCGCGAGCGCCGCCTTGCGGAGGCGCTCGGTGCTGGACGGCTTGCCCTCGGCCCCGCGCTTCTCCGCCGCGCGGGCCTTCCGAGCCTCGCTCATCTCGCGCTGGACCTTGCCCATGTTCTTGATCGTGCCCTTGCGTGCCATGTCGAACTCCTTCAGTCTGGTGCGGAACCCCGCCGCACGCTGCGGCGGGAAAGCGTGGTCGTCGCGGTTCCCCGCGACGCCGCGTGGGGCGGGTCAGCAGCCCGCGATGCGGTCGATCTCGTTCAACACGTCGTGGACCATCGAGTTGGTGGCGGCGGGGCGTCCCTGGCGGTCGGTCCCGTACACGCGCGTGGCAACGATGCAGGCCTTGGCGTACCTGGCCTCACGGCTCTCGTCGCGGTGGAACTCGGCAACGACCTTGTCGAAGCGGCCCTCCGCGCGGCTCATGCGGACCACGCTCGCGACCGCACCGTCGTCCGTGGCTCGCACCGTGATGTCTTCCTCGTGGCCCTCGATGACGATGTGCTTGATCTTCATGGCGTGTCTCCTTGGCGGGGGTTACTCGGCGTCGTTCAGGAAGGCCTCGACGTGCTCGCGATCCATCCCGCTCATGAACCCGACCAGGTCGATCAGGTCGCTGCGGACCTTCCCGAGGTCGCCCGTTCGGCCCCAGTTCTTCGGGTCGGCCTTGGCCGCCTCGGCGTGTTTGTCGAGTTCCATCTGCAGGACGTCGATCAGCCGGGCGATGTCGTTCTGCCGGGCGGCGTAGGTCTTGGCGGCGGTCGGTTCGGGCGTTGTGGTCTTGCGCTTCGTCATGGTCGTACTCCTCGGGGTTGTGGTTCTCTAGTAAACAGCGAAGCCCGCATGACGCGGGCTTCAGGTCGTCGGGCGGTTGTCGCTGGGGCGGTCCCAACTCGTCGTGTCCTTGGGCTGGCCGACCGCCCGGAGGTAGTCGATCAGTTCGTCGGCGGTCCAGGTATCGCCGTCGATCGCATCGTGCTCGTTCGGGGCGTCCTCGTTCTCGCGGTCGAGCTCGAAGAGGCGGAAGCCGCCGAGCGACCCGGGCCGCGGGCCCCAAGCGCCCGTCGGGAGGCGTCCGCGTCCGGCGGGGACCGTCGCGATGTTCCAGCAGCGCCCGTCGGGCGTGTGGATCTCGATCGCCGGAATGCGGAACCCGCTCTTGGCGAGGGTCATGGCGAGGTCGAGCGTGGTCTTCGTGGTCGCGTTCATGTTCGTGGTCTCCGTCGCGGGGTTCCGCCCCGCGTTGTGACACATGAAGCCATGACATCCGCGAACAGGCAAGGCAACCGCGCGAGGATTCGCCGTGAATCTGCCCTTTGTGGGCAACTACGCGGAACATGTGGGCAAGTGGCGAAACTGCTTCGCGCGGGAGGTCCGCGATGACTCCCGAACACGCGCCTAGTTCCGAGCATGCACAGGGAATGTCCCGGCTCAACCCCGCCGCGCTGGGCGTCGCGGACGCCGCCCGCGTGCTGACGCGGATGGGGGGCAAGCCGGTCACCGAGGAGATGCTCCGCGCCGACATCGACGCGGGCGCGCTAACCAACGCCAACGGCACCATCAACCTCGTGCACTACGCCGCGTGGCTCGTAAAGGAGATGTCTGCTGGTGGCGATTGACCCGCGTCAACTCAAGCCCGGTGAGCTCGCGCGGCTGCTCAACAGCACGCCGCTTGGCGAGGTCATCAGCGAGCGGCAGCTCCACCGGCATCGCACGCGCGCGGGGTTCCGTGTCGCGGCAGACGGCGACGCGGGGAAGCTCGATCTCTTCCGCTACGTAGCGTGGCTGGTGACCACGCGGCACGAGGCGATCGCAGAGGCGGCGCGCACGCCCGAGGGGCTCACGGGCTACGAGGCGATGAAGGAGCGGGCCCGGCTCCGCAACGCGATGCTCTCGCTCTCGGGGCGCGACATCGGCGACCTGCCAGCGGTCGCAGACCCCGCTCGGCGGGCGCGGGCCGCGAAGGACTTCCGGTACTTCTGCGAGACCTACTTCGGGCAGACCTTTCACCTCAAGTGGTCCGACGACCACCTGAAGGTCATCGCCAAGATCGAGCAGGCGGTGCTCGAGGGCGGACTGTTTGCGATGGCGATGCCGCGCGGCTCGGGCAAGACCAGCCTGTGCGAGGTCGCGTGCCTGTGGGCGCTCCTCTACGGGCACCGCGAGTTCGTGGCGCTCATCGGCTCCGACGAAGAGCACGCGGCCGGGATGCTCGAGTCGATCAAGGCGGAACTGGAGAACAGCGAGATCCTCGGCGCGGACTTCCCGGAGGTCTGCCACCCGATCCGCTCGCTGGAGGGCATCCACCAGCGCGCCTCGGGCCAGCTCTACCAGGGCAAGCAGACGCACATCGGCTGGACGGCCCGCGAGATCGTGCTGCCGACCATGCCTGGCTCTGCAGCATCCGGGTCCATAATCCGTGTCGCTGGCATCACCGGCCGTATCCGCGGCATGAAGCACAAGCGAGTCGACGGGGTGAGCGTCCGTCCCTCGCTCGTGCTGATCGACGACCCGCAGACCGATGAGAGCGCCCGGTCGCCCTCGCAGTGCGCCAACCGCGAACGCATCCTCGCGGGTGCGATTCTCGGGCTTGCTGGACCCGGCAAGAAGATTGCCGGGCTCATGACGCTGACGGTGGTCCGCCCCGACGACCTGGCCGATCGCATCCTCGACCGGGACAAGCACCCGCAGTGGCAGGGTGAGCGGACGAAGATGGTGTACTCGTTCCCGATGGCGGATCGGTTGTGGGCCGAGTACGCCCGTCTGCGGGCCGAAGGGCTCAAGGCTGACCGGGGTGGGGCTGAGGCGACCGCGTTCTACAAGGCGCACCGTGCGGAGATGGACGCCGGCGCGGTGATCGCCTGGCCGGAGCGATTCAATCACGACGAACTGTCCGCGGTGCAGCACGCGATGAACCTGCGGCTGCAGAACGAGGCGGCGTTCTTCGCCGAGTACCAGAACGAGCCGCTCCCCGAGGTCGAAGTCGCTGACGACCTGCTCAGCGCTGACCAGATCGCGTCCAAGGTGAACGGCCACGCCCGCGGGCTGGTCCCGCTGGGCTGCTCGCACCTGACGATGTTCGTGGACGTGCAGGGCAAGGCCCTGTTCTACCTCGTGGCGGCGTGGGAGGACGACTTCACGGGGCATGTGATCGACTATGGCACGGAGCCGGACCAGAAGCAGGCGTACTTCACGCTCCGGGACATCAAGCGGACCCTCGGGACGGCGTCGGCCCGCGCTGGCGTCGAGGGGGCGATCTATGCCGGGCTCGAGCGACTCATCGACACGACCGTCGCCCGCGAGTGGCGGCGCGACGATGGGGCGATGGTGCGGATCGACCGCTGCCTGATCGATGCCAACTGGGGCTCGTCGACCGACGTCGTGTACCAGTTCTGCCGCCAGAGCCCGCATGCCAGCGTGCTGACCCCCAGCCACGGTCGGTACGTGGGCGCCAGCAGCCTGCCCTTCAGCGATTACAAGCGCAAGCGCGGCGAGCGGGTCGGGTTGAACTGGCGCGTCCCCGTGGTGACCGGCAAGCGAGCGGTGCGGCATGTGATCTTCGACACGAACTTCTGGAAATCGTTCGTGCACGCGCGGCTCGCCGTGCCGATGGGCGACCCGGGCGGGCTCTCCCTCTTCGGTCACAAGCCCGAGCACCACCGACTGCTTTCGGAGCACCTGACCAGCGAGTACCGCGTGCGGACCGAAGGCCGGGGACGCACGGTGGACGAGTGGAAGCTCCGGGTCGAAGGGCTTGACAACCACTGGCTGGACGGCCTCGTGGGCTGCGCAGTTGCGGCGTCGATGGAGGGGGCGGTGCTGTTCGGCACGGACCAGAGACTGGTCGTCCGACCCCGGTTGAAGCTCTCGGCGATCCAAGGAGGGCGTCGCTGATGCCTCGCGTGAAGCAGCAAGCACTGTCGCTGGGGAGTGGCAAGGTCGGCCTCGTCTGCCGAGCCTGTGGTTGCCAGCACTTTCGCGTGGTGTACGTGAAGCATCGCCCCGACGGTGTTGTACTGCGCCGGCGGGAGTGTCGCCATTGCGGGAAGCGGACGTTGACTCGCGAGACGCAGGTCGGTGGTTTATCTATCAACCGATCCGCTTGAGCATTCGCCACTTTTGCTCCGGTTCGCGTAGATGGCCCTTAGACGCGGCATGCGCCGCGACTCGGAGCGATCATGCCGGACCCCACCCCCAATCTTGAGCAGGCGATCCGCGACAACGCGGCTGGTCCAGCCAAGGCAGCGGGTGATTCTGGCAGCGTGGAACAGCATCCGATCCCGCACCAGATCGAGGCGGATCGGTACCTGGCATCGAAGCAGGCGGCGAAGTCACCGTCGAAGGCGCTGCGCCTGACGCGGCTGATCCCACCTGGCGCGGAGGGCGGATGATGCTCGGGCTGTTCCGATCCAAGCCGATGCCACCCAAGCCTCACACCCCCGCGAACGGCGGGCTCATTCGCCGATTGATTCGAGCGGGCTTCGATTCCGCCGTTACGAATGAAGCCAACCGCAAGCACTGGGTCAACGCCGACGGTTTGAGTGCGGACGCTGCGGCGTCGCCCGAGGTGCGCCGCACGCTCCGAAACCGTGCGCGATACGAGACCGCAAACAACTCCTTCGCTAAAGGGATTGTGCTGACCCTCGCCAACGACGTGGTGGGCACAGGCCCGCGGCTGCAACTGCTCACTGAAGACGACGGCGGGAATGAGCGCGTCGAACAGGCGTTCATGGCGTGGACAAAGGCCGTTGGGCTACCGGAGAAGCTCCGCACCATGCGGGCATCCCGCGCGACCGACGGCGAAGTGTTTGCCGTCCTGAGCAGCAATCCGCGCCTCGCAACGCCCGTAAAGCTCGATGTGCGCCTGATCGAAGCCGATCAGGTGTGCACGCCCGACCTGTCGCTCCTGGCTGACAGCGCCGTGGACGGCATCGTCTTCGACGAGTTCGGCAACCCAGCCGAGTACCACGTTCTCAAAGGTCATCCCGGCGACACGCGCACCGGGCTCCTGGGGATCGAGTACGACCGGGTTCCCGCCGAGTCCGTGCTGCACTACTTCCGCGCCGACCGGCCCGGGCAGAGTCGTGGCATACCTGACATCACACCGGCGCTGCCGCTCTTCGCGCAGCTCCGCCGTTTCACTCTCGCGGTGCTCGGTGCGGCGGAGACCGCCGCCGACTTCGCGGGAATCCTCTACACCGACGCCCCCGCCAACGGAGAGGCCGAGAGTGTCGAACCGATGGACTCCATCGAGCTCGAGGCTCGATCGCTGCTGACTATGCCGGGCGGCTGGAAGATGGCGCAGGTGCAGGCTGAGCAGCCGAGCACGACCTACGCCGAGTTCAAGCGGGAACTTCTCAATGAGATCGCACGGTGTCTGAACATGCCGTTCAACGTCGCGGCGTGCAACTCGTCGGGGTACAACTACGCCAGCGGTCGCCTGGACCACCAGGTGTACTTCAAGAGCATCCGTGTCGAGCAGGAGCACCTCGCGTGCACGGTGCTCGACCGCCTTCTGAATGCGTGGCTCCGCGAGGCGGTGCTGAGTTCCGACCTTCTCCCGCTCGCGGTGCGCACGCTCGTCGCCACCGGGCAGAGCCTGCCGCACCAGTGGTTCTGGGACGGCAACGAGCACGTCGATCCCGCCAAGGAGGCGACAGCGCAGGCGACGCGACTGGCGTCGCACACCACAACGTTGGCTGCCGAGTACGCAAAGCAGGGACGCGATTGGGAGAACGAGCTCCGCCAGCGAGGCAAGGAGCTGTCGCTGATGAAGGAACTCGGGCTCGCGCAGGAGCAGACCGCTTCGCTCGCGCCCAACGGCAAGGAGGACGAGGATGCCTGACCGCACCCTGAATCTCTGCGCGCCCGTCGAGGGCTGGATCGAGGCCGCGCCCCCGACAGGCGACGGGCAGGCCCCGAGTCTCCGCCGCTTCTCGATGGTGGCGTACACCGGCGGCCCAATGGTCATCGCCGGATGGCCGCACCCCGTGGTCGTGGATCTCGCGGGGATGCAGGTCGCAGGGGGCGGGCTCAAGAGCCGCCCGATTCTCAAGGACCACAACCGGTCGCTCATCGTCGGGCATACCGACGCGGTCAGGATTGAGGGTGCGCAGCTTCTGGTCTCCGGAGTCATCTCCGGAGCGGGCCCGGTGGCACGCGAGATCGTGGACAGCAGCCGCAACGGGTTCCCGTGGCAGGCGTCGCTTGGAGCGGTTGCCGGGCAGATGGAGTACGTGCACAAGGGCAAGAAGGCCTCGGCCAACGGCCGCGAGTTCGAGGGTCCGGTGCTCATCGCGCGCAAGAGCACCCTGGGCGAGGTGAGCTTCGTGGCTCTGGGCGCGGACGACAACACGAGCGCAGCTGTGGCCGCCGGGGCGGTTCCGCCCCGACAACCAGTCAAGGAGGACGGCATGACGTTCGAGCAGTGGCTTGAGGCCAAGGGCTTTGACCCCGCATCCCTCACCGAAACCCAGAAGATCAGTCTCGAGGCCATGTTCGATGCCGAGCGCACGAGTGGCACGCCTGCACCCGGCGACGGAGCGGGCGAGAACACGGACGTGATCGCCCGCCTTCGCGCCGAAACCGTGGCCGAGACGAAGCGCATCGCCGAGATCCGGCGCATCTGCGCGGGCGGGGCGACTGGCGGCAACAAGCACGCCGAGATCGAGGTCCAGGCGATCGCCGAAGGGTGGGATGCTCCAACAACCGAACTCGCGGTGCTCCGCGCCGAGCGCCCGGCCCTGGCGTTGGGTGGAGTCCGCCGTGACGCGGACCCTGCTCACGCCGGGCGTGCGATGGAGGCGGCGCTCTGCCTGTCGGCGGGCATCCCCGAGGAGACCGTCGGCAAGTGGTATGACCAGCGAACCATGAACGCCGCGCTGTCGGGCAGGCTTCGCAACGCTGGCCTGCACAGCCTGCTGTCGTACGCCGTTGAGGCCGCGGGCGGTTCTTTCCGCTCGTACCACGTGGACAACGAGTTCATCCAGTCGGCCTTCGAGGCCAACACGGTTCTGCGCCGGCGGGAGCGGGAGATCCGAGCATCCAGCGGATTCACGACCATCTCGCTGTCGGGCATCCTCTCGAACGTCGCCAACAAGACCATGCTCGCGGCCTACACCGCCGTCGAGAGTGTCGTGAGCACGTTCTGTGCCGAGACCGATGTGGGTGACTTCAAGGAGGTGACCCGCTACCGGCTCACGGGCACGGGGGTGTTCGAGAAGGTCGGTCCCGACGGCGAACTCAAGCACGCCGGTCTGTCGGAGCAGGCGTACTCGAACAAGGTCGAGACGTACGGCAAGATGTTCGCGCTGAACCGGCAGATGATCATCAACGACGACCTGGGGGCGTTCCTCCAGATCCCGCGCATCATCGGTCGCATGTCTGCGCTCAAGCGCGAAGAGGCGGTGTTCGAGCTGCTCCTGGCGAACCCCGCGAACTTCTTCAGTGTCGGCAACAAGAACTTCATCTCGGGCGCAGCCACCAACCTGAGCATCGACTCTCTCACGCAGGCCGAGCAGGCGTTCCTGGATCAGACGGACGCGGACGGCAAGCCCATCCTGCTCATGCCGTCCGTGCTCCTTGTGCCGTCTGCGCTCAAGGTCACCGCGCAAGTGCTGATGACCGAGACGCGGATCAACGAGACGACCACGGCGGACAAGGGCAAGCCCGCGGTGAACCCGCACGCGGGCAAGTGGAAGCCGGTTGCGAGCCCGTACCTCAATGCTCAGGGCTTGGCCGGGGGCAGCGCGAAGGCGTGGTACCTGTTTGCCAACCCGGCGGACGTTGCCGCGATCGAGATCGCGTACCTGCGCGGCAAGCGCACGCCCACCATCGAGAGCGGCGATGCCGACTTCAACCAGCTCGGGATGCAGTGGCGCGGTTACTTCGACTTCGGCGTCGCCATGCAGGACTCCCGTGCTGCCGTCAAGAGCAAGGGTGAGGCGTAATGCCGGAGCAGGTCGAGTTCGAAGGCGGGATCGGGATCGAGCCAGGCGGAGAGCCCGGCACAGGAGGTTCATTCATGCCAGCGAAGTTCATTCAGGATGGTGCAGCGCTCGATTACACCCCGGGAGCGGACACGCCCGCGGGCACGATCGTGGTGCAGAGCGAGATGGTCGGCGTCACGCGAGTAGACCTCAAGGCGGGCCAACTCGGCTCGCTGGCGGTCACCGGCGTCTTCGAGTTCCCCAAGGCTCTCGGCGCGGGAAGCGCCATTCCCATCGGGACTCTGACGTACTGGGACGCGGGGGCCCAGGTTGCCACCAAGAACGCAGCGGCCGGTGCCAACAAGCTGATCGGCAAGTGCATCAAGGCCACCGTCGACGCGGACACGGTCGTCCGCGTGCGCCTCTCGCAGTGATCGGAGGCACCCATGGACGACTTGCTCGATCGCGGGGCGGCGTTCCTCGATGCCCAGCGGCACCAGCACCTCTCCCACCCGGTCCTCTACCGGCGTGGCACGGACGAGAAGGAAGTCCAGGCCACCATCGGCAAGACCGAGTTCGAGCAGGCCGACGACGCCGGGCTGATCCACCGCGTGGAGTCGCGGGACTTCCTCGTGCGGACGGGGGACCTGGATCTGGGCGCTGGCCCGATCCTTCCTCGGGCGGGCGATCAGTTGCGCGAGACGGTTGGGTTGAGTGTGTTCGTGTACGAGGTCAACGCCCCCGGTGGACAGCCGCCGTGGCGCTATAGCGACCCGTACCGCAGGGTCCTTCGGATTCACACAAAGCACATCGGCACGGAGACGTGATGGCAGATGCCCACACCAACTCGAACGGACAGAATGGCACCGCACGCTGGGCCGGCGTGGTCGTCACCGTCGTGCTCGCGGCGGGCGCGATGACCATCCAGTGGGGCGTGGTGACCACCAAGCTCCAGCAGGTGGAGAAGCGGCTCGACGAGTTCATCGGCGAGGCCCGCAGCATCCGCGCTCAGTACGCCGAGATGGAACGCAAGATCTGGTTCCTTGAGGGCAAACTCTCCGGGCTGACCTCCAACGCGCCTCGCCAGACGATGCCGAGCACCGGCTCGCCGCTGATCGGAGGTGGACCGTGAGCACGATCGCCGCCCTCGCCGACGCCGTGGCCGCGCACGTGAGCGCGGGATCCTTCGGGCAGCCGGTCACGGCGGTCCGGATGTTCCAACCCGCGTTCACGCTGGAGGACCTCAAGGACCTCCGCGTGTCGGTCGTGCCGCGCACGGTGCAGAGGACGCCGGTGACCCGCGACAGTCTAGCCGTCGAGTACGTCATCGACGTGGGCGTGCAGAAGAAGCTTCCCGCCGATGGAGCGGACGCCGCGATCGACGAGCTGCTTTCGCTGGTCGAGGCGATCGCAGTTCACCTGCGATTCAAACGGCTGGAAGGCTTTCCCGACGCGGCTTGGGTCGGGATCAACAACGAGCCGGTGGTGTCGAGCGAATCGCTCGAACAGCACCGAGTGTTCACGAGCGTGCTCAGCGTCACCTACCGGGAGCGGACGTAGCCATGCGCAACACCATCATCTTCGGCGTGGCGATGACCGACGAGCTCAAGCCGCTGGCGACCCAGAAGACCATCGCCACCTTCACGCTCACCGCGTCGCACAAGAACACGCAGGACATGCTGCTCTCGGACGGCAAGACCGATCCGATCGAGGTCGCTCCGGGCACGCAGTACCACTTCGAGCGGGTCAACCTGGCGGACATTCTGGTCAAGAGCAAGGGCGGCGAGATGGTCTTCGTGGTCGGCCACAGCGCCGAGTGAAAGGAGTCAGTGATGGCAATCAGGCTCGGCATGGAGGCCGCCCTCAAGTACAAGACGGGCGGCCAGGCAGGCGCGGGGGCGTGGACGGCACTCGGCAACACGCGGGATGTGACGCTGAACCTCGAAGCGGGCGAGGCGGACGTGACCACGCGGGCCAACAACGGCTGGCGAGCCACGGTCGCCACGCTCAAGGAGGCGAGCGTGGAGTTCGAGATGGTCTGGGACACCGGCGACGCCGGGTTCACCGCCATCAAGAACGCCTTCTTCAACAACGACCCGATCGGCCTGCAGATCCTCGACGACACAGCGGGTCAGGGCCTGCAGGCGGACTTCTCGATCACCAACTTCAGCCGCAGCGAAGCCCTCGAAGAGGCTATCACGGTCTCGGTGACGGCGAAGGTGACGTACTCGACCACGGCGCCCTCATGGATCGGCAGCTAAGCACGGAGGCACGGATGCGGCAGTTCAAGGACAACGCGGGTCGGACCTGGACCGTGGACATCAACGTCGCCACGCTCAAGCGCGTGCGCGGGCTTACGGGCGTCGACCTCATGCAGGTCATCGAGGGGACGCTCATCGAGAAGCTCATCCGTGACCCGGTGCTGCTGTGCGACGTGGTCTATGCCGTCTGCAAGCCTGAGGCCGACGCGGCGAAGGTCTCGGACGAGGAGTTCGGCAAGGCGATGGCGGGCGATGCGATCGAGTCCGCCACGCAGGCGGTGCTGGATGAACTCATCAGTTTCTGCCCGAGCCCGAGGGACCGGGCCAACCTCGGGCGGGTGCTCCAGGCCACCAACCGCGTTCTGGACAAGGCCCGCGACCTGACGGAGAAGCGGATCCAGACGCTGACCAGCGAGAGCGAGTTGGACAGGCTCGTGAACCGGATGGTCCCCGAGCCACTGACGCCTGGAAGTTCATCTACCAGTGCGCCGGAGCCCTCGGCCTCGACCCTGGGCCCCTGACGCTCCGCGAGCTGGTGGCCATGCTTGACGGCCGCCAGCGCCACGACTGGTCGATCGCTGCCGCCGTCATGTCCGTGGTGGCCAACACCGCCCGTGATCCCAAGCGATCCCGCCTGCTCAAGCCATCGGACTTCGACCCATTCAACAAGCCCGCCCGCCCCGTCAGGGTTGACGTGTCGGTGCTCAAGGACGTGTTCATCGACCGCCGCATGCCGGAGGTCGCCAAGGAGACTCGCGCATGAAGAGCCTGTCCACCCGCCACTACGTCTACATCGGTGCCCTGATCCTGCTGGCGCTCGTGCTCGCATCGTGCGCCGGCCTTGACCTTGGCGATATCGTCAAGGTCAAGACGCCCAACACCATCCAGCAGACCACCGGCCTGCCGTCGACGCTCAGCCTCAACGAGGCGGAGGTCGAGTACCAGAACTGGTTCAACCTCACGCAGACGACCGGCGCGCAGTGGAAGGGCAACATCGAGAAGGCTGGCGAGATCCGCGGGCTGCTCGGTCAACTCACGCTCTCGGCCCTCGACACGGTCGGCCCGACCGTCGCGGGCCTGCCCGTGCTCGGGCCCGCGCTGCCGGCGCTCACCGGCATCGTCGGCCTGTTCATCGGGTCGGGCCGTCTCCGCAAGGAGAAGGAGGCGTCGTTCAACAAGGGCCTGGAGAAGGGCAGCGGCCTAGCCGGCACCGGCGGTGGCAACGGCGGCTCGGCTGGGAGTGGTGCGTGATCACCATGCGGATCAAAGACATGTTCTTCGACCGCCACGTCGTCATGGCGGCGGTCGACAACGCCAAGCGTAAGGTGCTCAGCAAGGCCGGCGCGTTCATCCGCACGGCGGCCAAGACGAGCATCCGCAAACGCAAGGGGTCGGCTCCTCCCGGGGCCCCGCCCCATTCGCACGAGGGCAGCCTGCGTCGGCTGATCCTCTTCGGGTACGACAAGCCCAACGACTCCGTGGTTGTCGGGCCAGTGGGATTCAAGAAGAGCGAGGCACCGAATGTCCTGGAGTACGGCGGCGACGCCGTCGTCCTTCGCAGGTTGGGGGGGCGAGGCGGCAAGCTCACATCGCAGAAGGTCAAGATCGCGCCGCGGCCGTACATGGCCCCGGCGCTGGAGAAGGAGCGGCCAAACCTGCCGCTCTTGTGGCGGAACTCGATCAAGAAAGGGTGATTGAACGTGGCCGATACGCGGGGCATCCGAGCCGGGCGAGCCTTCGTTGAGCTGGGCGTCAGCGACAAGCTGACGGCTGGACTGAAGGCGGCCCAGAAGAAGCTTGAAGCCTTCGGCGCGGGGCTGCGGTCCATCGGCACCAAGATGGCGGGCATCGGTGTCGCGGCGATCACCGCGTTGCTCGGCACGGCGAAGGTGTTCAGTGACTCGGGCGACGCGCTCGACAAGATGAGCGCCCGCACGGGCGTGAGCGTTGAGGCCCTCAGCGAGCTCGGTTATGCGGCTGACCTCTCGGGCACGGACATGGAGACGCTGGAGAACGGTCTGCGCGTCATGCAGAAGACGCTGACGGAGGCGTCGCAGGGTTCGAAAGGGGCAAACGAGGCGCTCGCACGGCTTGGGCTGACCGTGCAGGACCTGGCGAAGCTCTCCCCTGACGAGCAGTTCAAGCTCCTGGCCGATCGGATCTCACAGATCCAAGACCCGGCGCTCCGGGCCGCGATGGCGATGGAGCTCTTCGGCAAGGCGGGGACCAAGCTCCTGCCGCTCATGGCCGACGGAGCAGCGGGCATCAACGAGATGCAGGAGCAGGCCCGCAAGCTGGGGCTGACCGTGAGCACTGAGACCGCCCGCGACGCCGCGGAACTCAACGATGCGCTCGGCACGCTCTGGAAGGTCCTCAAGCAGGGCGTCTTCACCATCGGCGGGGCGCTGGCACCCACCATCAAGGACCTGACCGAGCGGATCACCCGCATCGTCGTGAGCGCCACGGCGTGGGTGAAGGCGAACAAGGAAACGGTAGTCTGGGCGCTCAAGGTCGCGGCGGCGGTCGCCGTCGCGGGGATTGCCATCGTCGGCCTGGGCTACATCATCTCCGGCATCGGCGCGGCGCTCGGCATCGTGGCCGCCGTCATCGGCGGGATCGGCACGGCGTTCAGCCTGATCGGGGCCGCGATCGGTGCGATTCTGACGCCGGTCGGCCTGACCATCGCCGCGATCGTGGCGCTGGGCGGCACATTGCTGGTCGTCACCGGCGCGGGCGGCGAGGCTCTGTCGTGGCTCGCGGAGAAGTTCACCGAGCTGCGCGACTGGGTCGGCAAAGTGGTCGGCGGCATCTCCGACGCCCTCGCCGCCGGCGACATCGCGCTCGCAGCCGAGATCCTGTGGCTGTCGCTCAAGGTCATCTGGCAGCAGGGCGTGGCGGCGCTGAACAAGGCGTGGCTGGGCGCGAAGGAGTTCTTTGTCTCCACGGCGTACTCCATGTGGTACGGGGCGCTCGCCGCCGCGGAGATCGTGTTCCACGCACTCGAGGTCGCGTGGATCGAGACGACCGCCTTCCTGTCAAAGACATGGACCAACTTCGCCACGGGATTCCAGATGATCTGGGAGGAGGCGTCGAGCTGGGTCGCCAAGCGAATGCTGGAGATCCAGGGGCTGTTTGATGACGGGCTCGATGTTGAAGCCGCCAAGAAGGCGGTGGACCAGCAACTCGAATCCCGCCTGGTTGAGTTGGAGAACGCCGCGCAACAGTCCGTGACCGCCCGCGAGGGGCAGCGGGAGCAGCAGCGCCGCGACGCCGCCGCGATGCACGAAGCGACGCTCGCGGGCATCGGCCAGGACTTTGAGAACGCCCAGGAGGCCCTGCGCAAGGACACCGAGGCCGGGCTCGCCGAATCGCAGGCGGCGCTCGACGCCGCAAAGCAGAAGCTCGCGGCCGCGATCGAGGAGGCCCGCAAGAAGCGCGAGGCCGCCGACGCCGAAAAGGGTCCCGGTCGCCCGCAGCGGGATCTGCTGGCCGACTTCGAGGAACGCCTGTCGGGCCTCGGTGCGGCCATCGGCAAGGGCATCAGCGTCACCGGGACGTTTAGCGCCGCGGCCGTCTCGGGCCTCGGCACGGGTGGCGATGCCGCCGAGCGCACCGCCAGCGCCACCGAGCAGACCGCCCGCAACACCAAGCGTCTGCTGGATGCCAGCGTGGACAACGGACTGCGGTTCGCCTGAGGCATTCACACAGAAAGGAGTTGATCGCTCGTGCCGGTCGAGGTGTTTGAGAAGTTCGAGAGCCGCCGCTCCACCAAGGCGAACCAAGCCTCGCAGTCCTCTGCCGAGCTCGGCTACATCGTGCGCGGCACGGCCGACGACCTCGCGGCCCGCACCGCAGCGCAGGCGGCCTCGCCCGCGACCTACGACACACTCCCTCGCCAGACCATCCAGATCGAGCCCATCGGCCCGCAGCTGTGGGACGTCACCGTCCGCTACAGCCAGAACGCGTCCACCGGCACGAGCACACCGAGCGAGTCGTCCTTCACCTTCGAGACCGGCGGCGGCACCCAGCACATCACCCAAAGCCTGCAGACGATGCAGCGCCGCCCGGCCCCGGGCACCACCGCGCCCGACTTCGGCGGCGCGATCGGCGTCACCGCCGACGGCGTCGAGGGCGTGGAGATCACGGTCCCCGTCTACCAGTTCTCCGAGACCCACTACTTCACCGATGCCCAGGTCACCGCGTCGTACAAGGGCGCGATCTTCTCGTGCACCGGCAAGACCAACGCGGGTTCGTTCCGTGGGTTTGCGGCGGGCGAGGTGCTGTTCCTGGGCGCGACAGGATCCAAGCGCGGAGACGGTCCCGACGACGACTGGGAGATCACGTTCCGGTTCGCCGCGAGCCCCAACCAGACCAACCTGACCGTCGGCCCCGTCACCGGGATCAACAAGAAGGGGTGGGAGTACCTGTGGGTCCGCTATGCCGACGCGGAGGACTCGGGCTCCGGCGCGATCATCAAGAAACCCATCGCCGCGTACGTCGAGCGTGTGTACGACCAGGCCAACTTCGGAGCACTCGGAATCTGACTTCCCCTCAACATGCCCGACGACCTCCGTAAAGTCCGATCCGGCCAGCCGCTCCGCATCCCCGCGGGCGCGTACAACGCGTTCGTCGATGCGGCGGTCGATCTGCGCTCGCGTCAGGGTCGCGGCCAGGCCGTCGCGGGCCCGCTCGTCGAGTCGGCTCAGCGCGGCATCGGCGTGGTGCTGGTCCGCAACGATTCGGGCGAGCTGATCGAGCCGCACCATGCGCTGGCGATCACGGGCGTGCTGGTCGAGCCGGGCGAGGACGACCAGGAGCGGACCTTCCACAGCCGCACGCCGCTGACGGGTGATGTGGCAACTGAGGAGTCCGACACGCTCGCGTTCGCGGTGGCGCTCCAGCCCATCAAGCCCAACGCCCTCGGCCCCTGCGTGCTCACCGGCGTCACGACCGCCCGCCTTTACATCACCAACGAGACGGATACCACCTGCGAGCTCGCGGCCGAGGAGACGGTCCTGGCCAGCACGCCGATGGGCGGCATCCCAATCCTGTGGAAGGAGGATGGCACCGGCGAGAAGTGGGCGGTGATCGAACTCGGCCGCCCGTCGCCGGGTCGCATCACCGCGATCCTCGGCGCGGCCCAGCCGATCCCCACCGAGCGCAACCGCTGGCGCTACCCGTGGGTGGAGGCCCAGATCGACGGCAACCCCGGCAGCCCGGACTACCTGCGGTACGTGCCGGTGGAGAACGGCCTGACCTCGCAGGCCCCCAGCGGGGGCGAGGACCCCACGCGACTGGCGATCAACCGCTTCGAGGCCCACCACATGAACGACTCCGAGCCCGGCTCCGGGTTCGGCGGCCTGCTCGGGCTGGGGCCGGTGTGCGAGCTCCCGGGCGTGCTCCCCAAGTGCCCGCCCGCGCGATCGCTCAAGCCCAAGCTGGTGCCGATCCCCGAGGGCGTGTGCGTGCAGATGACCTGTGAGCGCAACAGCCGGGGCAAGCCCGTGTGGGTCTTCGAGGCCATGAGCCTGATCGAGATCGCCGACCCCGCCGACGAGGACCGCAAGTTCAACCTCTACATCGGAGGTGCGGAATGATGACCACTCCGCCCACCACGACCACACCCGCGGCGGCGACGCCGCTGGATGCCAAACGGGCCAGGGAGCGGGCCAAGTACCTGACGCTGGCGAGCAAGCCCGGCTCGACGTACGGCTCGTCCAACCACGGACGGGCTGCGATCCCGCTCATCCAGGAGGGCAAGCCGAGGTTCGTGGTGGACTTCGGCTGCGGCCGCAACGACCTTGTGCGCGAGCTGCGGCGTCTTGGCATCGACGGACTGGGCGTCGACTTCGCGTTCCACGAGGCGGACCTCGTGCGACCCATGCACGCGACCGCCCTGCAGGCGGGCATCGCCGACGTGGTGACGAGCTTCGACGCTCTCGAGCACCTCCTGCCCGAGGACGTGGACCTCACGCTGGCGGAGATGCGCCGCGTCGCGGTGCCGCGCGGGCGGTTCATCTTCTCGATCTGCACGCGGCCGAGCACGACCACGGTCGCCGGCGAAGGTCTGCACCCGACGGTGCGTCCGCTGGACTGGTGGCTCGAGCGCATCGCCCGCGTGGGCGTCGCGAGCAGGCCCAAGGCGGGCTCCCGCTACATCGTCGGGCGCTTCAAGAGTGATGGGGGGTGCTGCGGTGCGTGAGAACCAATCCGACATCGCGGCGCTGCAGGCTGGGCTCAAGGCGCGCAAGCCCGCGCGTGATGGCCTGCGCCTCTACACCGCCCCGCCGACGTTCGAGTCGGTGTCCCTCAGCGGGTTCTACCGGAACCGGTCCGCGTTCCTCGTGCTCTCCGGGCCGTCGCTCAAGCAGATCGATCTGTCACTGCTGGACGCCCGCGGCATCGTCACGATGGCCGTCAACAACGCGTGGTCGGTGCGGCGTCCGACGCTCTGGACCTGCGTGGACGACCCCGGGCGGTTCATCGATGTGGGCTGGAAGGACCCGGGCATCCTGAAGTTCGTGCCGACCTGCATGTGGGACAAGCGGCTGAAGGTGATGAACCCCGACGGCACGCTCCGCAGCAGCGCCTTCAAGGTCCACCAGATGCCGGGCGTGCTGTTCTTCCGCCGCAGCGATCACTTCGACCACGAGCGATTCCTCACCGGGGACACGGTCTCATGGGGCAACGACGCGAAGAACCCCGACTCGCTGGGCATCACCGGCAAGCGCTCGGTCATGCTCGTCGCCCTGCGTTTGCTGCACTACCTCGGGTTCTCGACGGTGTACCTGCTCGGCTGCGACTTCAAGATGGACGCGGAGCGGAAGTACGCCTTCGACGAGCACCGGGCGCAGAACGCGATTCGGCACAACAACGTGCTGTATGACTCGCTGGCGCGGCGGTTCGAGGCCCTCAAGCCGCACTTCGAGAAGCACCGCTTCCGCGTGGTGAACTGCTCGCCGGACAGCGCCCTGGAGGTCTTCGAGAAGATGGCCTTCGAGGACGCGGTAAGGGCGGCGTCGTCCGAGTGCGGCAAGCCGATCCGCACCGACGGCTGGTACGAGCCGAATCCCAAGACGAGCGCCCCGCAGCAGGAGGCCGCACGATGAGCGACGGCCCCACACGGTACTACCTCTACATCCCGGTCTGGGCAACGGGACGTGCTCCGCAGGGCGGCGGATCGAGCAACTACTCGACGCCGTCGGGCTCGACCCCGGAGAGCACGTACTCGACGCCGACGAGCACGCCGAGCATGCCGCCAAGCTACTCGACGACCGGTGACGTGATCTACACGACCGGCCCGGGCGGCACGCCGACGCTGACGTTCTACACCACCGGCGCGTTCACGAGCAACACGCCGGGGACGACGCACACGCCCTCGAGCAGCGGCCCAATGTCGTCGAGCGGGATGACGACGAACTCCTCGCAGACGCCGACGAGTTCGCAAACGCCATCGAGCACAGGCTCGTCTGGCATGAGCAGCTCGGGCATGAGCAGTTCCGGCGGCGGGAGCTCGTCCGGCGCGTCGAGCGGGATGTCATCCGGGGCGAGTTCGGGCGCATCGTCGGGCATGTCCTCCGGTGGCAGTTCCGGTATGTCCTCGGGCGGGTCATCCGGAGGTTCGTCGGGCGGCGGCTCGTCCGGAGGCGGGTCTTCGGGTGGCGGCGGATCGAGCGGTGGTGGCAGCGGCCCCGGTGGATCTGGCCCCGGCGGCTCCGGGCCTGGCGGCTCGGGGCCGGGTGGTTCTGGCCCGGGTGGCAGCGGTCCCGGTGGCTCCGGCCCCGGCTCCAACTGCGTGCTCGCGGGCACGCCCGTGGTGCTGGCGGACGGATCGATCAAGCCGGTCGAGGCGCTCCAGCCGGGCGACCGCGTTGCGGCGCTCGACGTGGCGGGCCTGGATCGCGACGTGCCGTGGCGTGCGCAGTATCAGTGGCTCCGACCCTGGGCCGAGGCGGCGCTCACGCCCGTCACCGGCACCGTCGGAAGCGTGAAGCTCGGCACACACGAAGGCTTCATCGCCATCAACGGCCGTCTGCGACTCACGCCGGAGCACCCGGTGCTCTTGAAGCGCAACGAGGAGATCGGCTTCGCGTCGGCGGAGTTCGTACAGGTCGGCGATTGCCTCGTGCGGCAGGACCTGAGCGAGGAGCTGGTCGAGACGGTCGAGCGGTCAGGCATGCGCGTCACCACGGTCGCGGTGCATGTGCCGGGCCTGAACGTGTTCCTGGCGGGCGGCGTGTGGATCCACAACGACATGCCCGCGACGCAGCAGAGCAGCTCGGGCTCATCGTCGGGATCGGGCTCGAGTTCCGGTTCTGGCTCCGGCTCGTCGAGCGGCAGTGGCTCCGGCAGCGGCAAGTCCAGCGGCTCGTCGATGTCGAGTTCTGGATCCAGTTCCGGATCGAGCTCCGGCAGTTCGTCAGGCTCTTCGAGCGGCAGCGACAGCGGCTCGGGCCCGCCCGGTTCCGGCTCGGGCTCCGGCAGCGCCCAGCAGTCGGTGGCGCTCGGCGCGGGCGCATCGTCCTTCATTGAGGGCGGCATGGAGGGTGTGCCGCCTGCGAAGTGGCAGCAGAGCGGCGTGGGCAGTCTCAGTAGCGGCATCGAAGAGGAGGCAAAGGCGTGATCCCGAAGGTCATCTACACGGCGGACCTCAGCGAGGCTCCCGACAAGGAGCGGCTCACGGCGTGGCGGCACGCGTGGCAGACCACGCACCCCGAGTGGGACGTGGTGACGCTCACGCTCGACACCAAGCCGCCGATCCTCAACTACGACCAGTGGCTGCAGACCTTCGGACTCGCCGAGCCCGCGGCGTCAGCCGCGCGGCTGAACCTGCTGCGCTACGAGCTGCTGGCCCGCGAAGGCGGAGTCTTCGTCGATCCCGACCGTCTGCCGCTGCGCCCGCTCGATGAACTCGTCGCCGGCGTCGGTGCATTCTGCTCGTCGATCGCCAGCCACGGCGCGAGCAGGCCACACATGCTCTCGCCGTCGGTGCTTGGGGCGACTCGGAACCACCCGATGCTGTGGCACGCGATCCGCGATCTACCGCACTCGGTGCTGGTGTATCGCGGCGTGTGGGACCAGAGCGGGCCGGGGTTCCTGACCCGCGTGGTCCGCGACCACGGGCACTTCCGCGACGTGGTGCCGTTCCACTGGGCGCTCTTCGAGCAGGGCGAGGAGGCCGCCAAGGCTCACGGCGCGGCGTTCGTGTTCGTCCAGGCCACACCTGCGGAGGTGGTGGCGTGAGCACGACCGCACGCACCACCTCGATCCCGCGGGTCCTGCACCAGATCTGGCTGGGCAAGGGCGAGATGCCGCTGAACCAGCGACGCTGGCGTCGCCGCTTCGCCGAGATGAACCCCCACTGGGAGATGCGGCTGTGGACCGACGACACCCTCCCGCCGATCCTCAACCGAAACGCCTGGAACGCCTGCGGCAACGTCGGCGGCACGCCCGGCTGCGTGATGCGCTCGGACATCCTGCGGCTTGAGATCTTGGCCCGCTTCGGCGGCGTCTATCTGGACACGGACGTGAAGCCCGTGCGGCCGCTGGACGACATGTGCCCGCCCGAGGTGGTGGCATGGGCGGCGTGCGAGCAGCTCGACATCGTGACCAACGCCGCAATGGGCTTCCCGCCCAACCACCCGGCGATGTGGCACGCGGTGGCGATGATCGAGGAGTCGTTCTTCGAGCGGCGGTACGTCGGTGATCAGGCGGGGCCAGGGCTGATTGCCCGGGTCGTGACGCAGTACGACGATGTGGCGCTCTATCCGCCGGCGTACTTCCACCCGATGGTTGGAGAGGTGAAGTCCAACCCGGAAGCGGCGTCGCATCTCAAAGCTGCGCATCTGTTCGCGGGCACGTGGGTGGAGGACAACCGTCCTCGGCACCGCGGGTTGTGGGCGGCGAACGCCTAATCCCTCATCCGGTACTCCACGAACGGCCAACAACGGATACACTGGCCGCATGGCTCGAACCCCCCGAGCGCCCGGTCGTGCTGCGCCTCCGCCTGAGGTCATGACCATCTCTGACCTCGCGGAGTACCTCCAGGTGTCTAAGTCGTCCCTCTACAAGCTGGTGCAGCAGGGCAAAGTGCCGGGCCAGAAGGTGGGAAAGCACTGGCGGTTCCGTAGGCACTCAATCGATGCGTGGCTCGATCTACATCAAGGTAAGGGCACCGGGTCTTAGAACTCGGCACCTGCGATCAGTGCCGTGAGGCGAATCGGAGGCTCGCTGGGGAACACAGGAAAGTGCATGAAGCTGACCGACATCAAGCCTGGCGTCTCGTTGGTGGGCCTCGAGCCCGCAGTGGTCTGCACGGTCGTCGCTACCACCCCGCTCTCCGCCGACGCTGTGCAGGTCTACTACAGGCTTCCCGACGGGACGCTGAAAGAGCGGCTGCTCGGCCCCGCCGACGAAGCTGCTGTCAGCCCGGCGGTTGTCGAACGGCCATGGGCGCTCGACGGTGATGGTGCAGCCTTCCAGTTGGCGTGTGAAGCCAAACGCATCGACCTCGCGTTCCTCTTCGACCCCATGATGGCGGTCCACACGTCCAATGTCGATCCGCTCCCACACCAGATCACGGCAGTGTACGAATCACTCCTGCCCCGGCAGCCTCTTCGCTACGTGTTGGCGGACGACCCGGGAGCAGGCAAGACGATCATGGCTGGCCTCTACATCCGCGAACTAGTCATGCGTGCGGACGCCCGCCGCGTGCTCATCATCGCTCCGGGGAGTCTGGTCGATCAGTGGCGCGACGAACTGTTCGAGAAGTTCGGTCTGGAGTTCAAGGTGTACTCCGGTGCCCTCGATGACGGCTCGCCGAGCGGTAATCCGTTCGAAGACCACAACCAGTTGATTGTCCGCCTCGATCAGCTTTCTCGCGACGAGGACACACAAAGCTCGGAAGACCGAAAGCCCGGACCGCTTCAGTCAAAGCTGCTCACCGCGGGCTGGGATCTGGTTGTCTTCGACGAGGCCCACAAACTCGCCGCGCACTTCTACGGCTCCAAACTCGAAAAGACCGCTCGCTTCCGCCTCGCTGAGCGGGTCGGCAAGGAAACCCGCCATCTGCTGCTGATGACCGCGACGCCGCACAACGGCAAAGAGGAAGACTTCCAGCTCTTCCTGTCCCTGCTCGATTCAGATCGGTTCTACGGCAAGTTCCGCGATGGCGTGCACAAGGTCGATACCTCCGACCTGATGCGGCGAATGGTCAAGGAGGAACTCGTGAAGTTCGACGGCACGCCGCTCTTCCCGGAGCGCAAGGCGTACACCGTCAACTACACCCTCTCCGATCCGGAAGCGGCGCTCTACGAGGCCGTGACGCAGTACGTTCAGACCGAAATGGGGAAGGCCGACCAACTGGAAGGCAACCGGAAAGGGTCGGTCGGGTTCGCGCTTACCGCACTGCAGCGGCGGCTCGCGTCGAGCCCGGAGGCCATCTACCAGTCCCTCCGTCGTCGTCGCGAGCGACTCTCCGATCGGATTCGCGAGGAACGACTGGGAATCCGCGGCCGCCAGGTCCTCGCGGAGACCGTGCCGTCGGTTCCGGAGGACGATGATGATCTGAACGCCGACGAGCAGGAAACGCTCGAAGAGAAGCTGGTCGACCAGGCGTCCGCCGCCCGCACCGTGGCGGAGCTTGAGGCCGAGATCCTGATCCTGACATCTCTGGAAGCCCAAGCGAAGGCCGTGGTCGCGTCGGGTCAGGACCGCAAATGGGACGAGCTGTCCAAGCTTCTCCAGAACACGCCGGAGATGCACGACGCCGACGGTCGCCAGCGCAAGATCATCATCTTCAGCGAGCACCGCGACACGCTGAACTACCTGCACGCGAAGATCGCCGGCGTTCTCGGCAACTCCGACGCCATCGTCACCATCCACGGCGGCACGCATCGCGATGAGCGCAAGAAGGCGCAGGCGCTCTTCCGCTCCGATAAGGATGTGCGCGTGCTTGTCGCCACCGATGCTGCAGGCGAAGGCGTCAACCTGCAGTGTGCCAGCTTGATGGTCAACTACGACCTGCCGTGGAACCCAAACCGCCTGGAGCAGCGGTTTGGTCGCATCCACCGCATCGGTCAGACCGAGGTGTGTCACCTCTGGAGCCTTGTGGCCAAGGAAACGCGCGAGGGCGCTGTGTGGCACCGACTGCTGGACAAGCTCGCGACCGAGTGTGAAGCCCTGAAGGGGAAGGTGTTCAACATTCTCGGCGACGTGTTCGAGGAGAAGAGCCTCAAGGATCTGATGATCGAGGCGATCCGATACGGCGATCAGCCCGACGTCCGCGCCCGCCTCACGCAGCGCATCGACCACGCCTTCAACCACGACCACCTCCGCAGCCTGCTCAACCGCAACGCACTCGCCGAGCAGACGATGTCGCCGGACCGCCTGTTCAAGGTCAAGGAGGAGATGGAGAAGGCCGAAGCACGGCGACTCCAGCCATTCTTCGTGCGGTCATTCTTCATGAAGGCGTTCACGGCGCTCGGCGGCACGATCCATCGGCGTGAACCCGAGCGCTACGAGATCACCCATGTCCCCCTCGAGATCCGCGAGCGGGATCGTCGCATCACCGGGCGCAACCGTCGCGAAAGTGAGCCGGTCCTCAAGCGGTACGACCGCGTCTGCTTCGAGCGCTCCGCCATCCAGCCGAACGACAAGCCGGGCCTGCCACGTGCGGTACTGATGCACCCGGGCCACCCGCTCATGCTTTCCGTCACCGACCTTGTCCTCGAGCAGAATGCCAATCTGCTCCGCCAGGGCTCGGTCCTTGTCGATCCGACCGATGAGGGTGACACCCCCTGGCTGCTGTTCTTGCTCACCCACGAGGTCAAGTCCGGCGACGGAACCGTGCTCAGCAAGCGGATGCAGTTCATCCGCGTCACACCCGAGGGCAACGCGTCGTTTGCCGGCTGGGCTCCCCACCTGGATCTGGAGCCGCTCGCCGCCGCCGATCGTCCACGCATCGCGTCCATCCTGAGCGCCCCGTGGCTCCGCTCGGACATGGAGCAGCGGGCGGTAGCCCTCGCGGCCACCTCGTTGGTGCCCGAACACTTCCGCGAGGTGGCCACCCGCCGCGTCGAGCACGTCGATCGCACCCTTGCCGCAGTGCACGAGCGACTGACCAAAGAGATCGACTTCTGGACCGACCGCGAGATCAAACTCCGCGACGATCGCGCCGCCGGTCGAGATGTTCGCCTCAACTTGGAGAACGCGACGCGCACGCTCAAGGACCTGCAGTACCGCCTGGAGAGCCGCAAGAAGGAACTCCAGACGATGCGCCACGTGCAGAACGGCACGCCCGTGGTGCTCGGCGGAGCGCTGGTCGTACCTGCGGGCCTCATCCGGCAACTCCGCGGCGAAGGGCCTGCCCTGAGTGCCGCCGACGCAGCCGCACGCCAGAAGATCGAGCGATTGGCGATGGATGCTGTCATGGCTGCGGAACGCGCCAAGGGTCACACGGTCGTCGATGTCTCTGCCGACAAGTGCGGCTGGGATGTTTCCAGCTACCCGCCTGCTGCGGAAGGCAAGCAGCCGGAGCCCATCCATATCGAGGTCAAGGGCCGCGTTGCGGGCGCTGACACGATCACCGTCACCCGTAACGAGATCATCTACGCCGTCAACCAGTCGGAGAAGTTCCGCCTCGCGATTGTGTTCGTGAACCCCGACGACTCCGTCGATGGCCCGCATTACGTTCCCAACCCGTTTCAGCGTGAGCCCGATTGGGGTGCGGCGAGCGTGAACTACACGATCAGCGATCTGCTTGCACGTGCCCGGAGTCTGACATGAGCATTGTTGAGCGCCCTATTGTGTCACCGAAGCGCCTCATCGAAGTCGCCATCCCGCTGGATTCGATCAGCGCTGGCTGTGAGCAGGAAAAGAACCCGTTTCTGAAGGGCCACCCAAGGGCGATACATCTCTGGTGGGCCCGACGACCGATCTCTGCTGCACGGGCCGTCTTGTTCGCACAGTTGGTGTACGACCCCGAAGACTTGTGGCGGTGCCAGAATCCCGGCGTAGAGCCGAACAAGCAGCACCGCGGACATTGGACCCGCGAGCGGAGTCGGCTGTTCAAGATCATCGAGGATCTTGTGCAATGGGAGAACACAACAAACGCAGCAGTAATCGACGCCGCGCGAGTTGAGATCCGTCGGTCGTGGCAGGCAGCATGCGAACTCAATCGTAAGCATCCAGAAGCTGCCGACATGTTCAATCCCGATCGGATGCCAGGACTCCACGATCCATTCGCAGGCGGCGGCGCGATTCCGCTTGAGGCTCAGCGACTTGGTCTGGATGCCTACGCCAGCGATCTGAATCCAGTCGCAGTACTCATCAACAAGGCAATGATCGAGATTCCGCCGAAGTTCTCAAACCGTCCGCCGGTGCATCCAGACGCACGAGCGGGAAAGGCCCTTTTCAACAAACAGTGGAAGGGTGCCGACGGTCTATCAGAGGATGTGCGCCGATACGGTCAGTGGATCCGTGATGTCGCCGCGACCCGGATTGGGCATTTGTATCCAAAGGTGATGGTCACGAAAGAGATGGCCAAGGATCGTCCGGACCTGAAGGACTATCTCGGTCAAGAACTGCCGGTAATCGCATGGCTGTGGGCTCGCACCGTCAAGAGCCCGAATCCCGCTTTCTCCCATGTTGATGTGCCGTTGGCTAGCACCTTCATCCTGTCTAACAAGCAGGGCAAGGAAGCCTACGTGAGCCCCGTGCTCCGCAAGGACGGGTATGAGTTCGCGGTGAAGCTGGGCACTCCACCGTCCGAGGCTGCCGCTGGTACCACAGCCGGTAAGCGACAGGCGTTTCGATGCTTGATGTCGGATGTGGCGATGGGCTACGACTACATCCGAAATGAAGGCAAGGCTGGTCGGATGGGCCAGCGATTGCTGGCGATTGTTGCAGAAGGATCGCGAGGCCGAATCTACTTGCCTCCGACCGATGAACACGAAACGGCCGCTCTTGCCGCCGTTCCTACCTGGCGTCCAGATTGCGAGATGCCCAAGAAGCACCGTAATTTTCAGCCGCCGGTATACGGCATGGACAGTCTTGGCGATATCTTCACCGATCGTCAGCTGGTTGCTTTATCAACTTTCTGCGATCTGGTCGTCGAGGCGAAGCAGCGGATAGAAAAGGATGTGATCGATGCTTGGATGGATCGCGTAGAGGCCAAAGGTGCTTTAGCTGAGGAGGCGGCGGCGTACGCTGAGTCGGTGTGCGCATACCTGGCATGCGGAGTTGGGCATCTCTCTCGCTACTCATGTACGATTTGTGGGTGGAATAAGACAAACCAGAACGTTGCACAGGCGTTCGGTCGTCAGGCGATTCCGATGACGTGGGACTTTGCTGAGGCAAACCCACTCGTCGGAGCTCTTAGCATCGAGACTGCGATTGGATGGCCCGCATCTGCCATCCCATCTTTGGGTCCCTGCCGTGGATCTGCGATTCAGTCGGACGCGCAGTCACAGGAGTTGTCGAGACAGAAAATCGTCTGCACAGATCCGCCATATTACGACAATATTGCCTACGCAGAGCTGTCTGATTTCTTCTACGTGTGGCTTCGGCGTGCCCTTCGAGGCATGTTCACAGACCTCTTTGCGACGATCGCTACCCCGAAGGTGGAAGAGTTGATCGCCTCAGCTACTCGGTTCCCCGACAAACGTGACGCTGAGGCCTTCTTCCTGGCGGGGATGACTACCGCAATGACTCGGCTTGCAAGTCTTTCACATCCTGGGTTTCCCGTTTGCATCTACTACGCCTTTAAGCAGTCTGAGACGGATTCTGAGGCTGGAACTAGTAGCACGGGATGGGAGGTGTTTCTTGACGCGGTGCTTCGAGCTGGGTTCTCAATCACGGGCACCTGGCCAATGCGCACCGAGCGGACGTTTGGCCTCAAAGGCGACGTGAATGCACTTGCGTCCTCCATCGTGCTGGCGTGTCGGCCGAGGTCGATGCACGCAGGTACCATCTCGCGTCGCCAGTTTGTTCGGATGCTGAATGAGTCGCTTCCCGCGGCGCTTGACGCGATGACACGGGAGAGTGAGGGGCTTCACTCCCCCGTCGCACCAGTAGATCTTTCTCAGGCCATCATCGGTCCGGGCATGGCGATTTTCAGCCGTTACGAGGCAGTGCTTGAAGCTGATGGCACGCGCATGACTGTCAAGACGGCTCTCCAGCTCATCAATCGGTTCCTTGCCGAGGATGACTTCGATGCGGACACCTTCACTGGTTTGAGCAGTATGGATGGGATACCGGCAAGTTCGGCGACGCAGATACGCTTGCCCGCGCCAAAGGCACGAGCGTCGATGGTGTCAAGCAATCCGGCGTCGTCGAGGCCGGGAGCGGCAACGTTCGGCTGCTCCGCTGGAAGGAGTATCCCGCCGACTGGGACGCTCGATCCGATAGCCGCCTTCCGGTCTGGGAGGCCCTGCACCAACTGATCCGTGCCTATCAGACCGAAGGCGACGCCGGCGCGTCCAAAGTGCTGGCCGCAGTCGCTAGCAAAGCCGAAACGTCGCGGCAGCTCGCCTATCGGCTCTACACACTCTGCGAGCGCAAGGGGTGGGCCGACGATGCGCGTGCGTACAACGAGGTCGTGACCGGTTGGAGCTCGATCGAAACCGCCGCGGCAAAGATTCCCGGGCCGAGCCAGGGCATTCTGTTTGATTCCACGAAGGAGACGCCATGAAGCCTTGGCGCGAGATCGCCATCCCACATACCGATGTGCTCAAGGGCACGTTCCTCCAGTCCGAGTTCGCGGCGGACATCACCGCTGTGCACACTGGCAAGGCGACCAAGGAGTACCAGGACGCCCCTGCGTTCTTCGAGCGCACGTACATCACCGAGGGGATGCGCCTGCTCCTGACGCAGGTGGCCCAGCGACTGGCGGGCAAGGGCGGCGAGCCCGTCATCCAACTGCAGACCGCCTTCGGCGGCGGCAAGACCCACACGATGCTGGCCGTGCTGCACTTGGCGACGCGGAACTGCTCGTTGTCGGATCTCCCCGGTATTCCCTCGCTGGTCGAGCGAGCCGGTCTGATGGACGTGCCCAAGGCCAACGTGGCCGTGCTGGACGGCACGGCCCACGCCCCCGGGCAGCCGTGGAAGCAGGGGAAGATCACGATCCGCACGCTGTGGGGGGAACTGGCGTGGCAGCTCGGCAAGGCGGACGGATACGCGCTTGTGGCCGAAGCGGATGCCAGCGGCACATCCCCCGGCAAGGAACTGCTGCGTCAACTGCTGGAGCGATGCGCGCCCTGCGTCGTGCTGATGGACGAGCTCGTCGCGTACATCCGTCAGTTCCCCGACGGCACTGCCCTTAGCGGCGGCACGTTCGAGAGCAATATCTCCTTCGTCCAAGCACTCACGGAGGCGGCCAAGCTGGTGCCGACGGCGGTGATCCTCGCCTCGCTGCCGGAGAGCGTGTCCAACCAGTCCAACACGAACGTTCAGGTCGGCGGCGCTCGCGGGCTGGCGGCGCTCTTGGCACTGGAGAGCGTCTTCGGCCGCGTCCAGGCGTTGTGGAAGCCCGTGGCGACGGAGGAGGCCTTCGAGATCGTCCGCCGCCGCCTGTTCGAGCCTCTGAAGGACGAAAAGGCTCGCGACGCGATCTGCCGTGCGTTCGTGGATGGGTACGAAGCCGAGGGGGCCAAGCTGCCGAGCGAGACTCACGAGGCGCGGTACTTCGAGCGCCTGTGCAAGGCGTACCCGATACACCCCGAGGTCTTCGACCGGCTGTATGAGGACTGGACCACCATCGACGGCTTCCAGCGAACCCGCGGCGTTCTCAAGCTCATGGCCAAGGTCATCAGCCGACTCTGGAAGGACAACAACCAAGACCTGATGATCATGCCCGGCAGCCTACCGCTGGCCGACGGCGATGTCCGCAACGAGCTGACGTACCTGCTGCCGCCCGGCTGGGACCCGGTCATCGAGCGCGACATCGACGGCGATCGTGCTGAAACCACCGAACTCGAGGGGCGCGAGCCCCGCCTGGGACAGGTGAACGCGGCGCGACGTGTGGGGCGGACGCTCTTCCTCGGCACCGCGCCATCGAGCGCGGCCACAAAGCCCGGCATTCGTGGTCTCGATCGCGGCCGCGTCCTGCTCGGCTGCATACAGCCAGGCCAGACCTCCGCTGTCTATCTCGATGCGCTCAGCCGTCTGGCCGACCGACTGCACTACCTGAACAGTTCCGGCGACAAGACCGCCGACAGCACGAGGTTCTGGTTCGATACGCGTGCGAACCTCCGGCGGGAGATGGAGGACCGCAAGCGCAGGTTCGACGACAACACCGATGTGCGCAAGCGCATCGAGGAAGTCGCCAAGAAGCTGTTCTCGAACGTCTCCATGTTCGAGGGCGTGCATGTCTTCACCGCGCACGCCGATGTGCCCGACGACAGCGCCCTGCGGCTGGTCGTCCTGCCATTGGAGGCGAGCTACGCGAAGGACAACACCCGCCTCGCCGAGGAGCAGGTGCAAACCTTCCTGCGCTCGCACGGCGGACAACCGCGTCACCGCGCCAACCGCCTGGTGTTCGTCGCCGCGGATCAGGCCGTGCTGGGCCGCTTGCGGGATGTCACGAGGACGGCCTTGGCGTGGGCGAGCATTGTGGACGACGTCGAATCGAACCGCCTGAACATCGACAAAGCACAGCACACTCAGGCCAAGAAAGAGGCAGCCGCCGCCGCCGAGGTCGTGCCCCGCGCGGCCCGCGAGTGCTTCAAATGGCTGCTGTGCCCGGCACAGGACGATCCAACTGCGACAAAGGCCACCGTTGAGGCGTTCCCGTTCAACACCAGCAGTGGCACCGCCGGCGGGGAACTGGAACGCGTCTGTAAGGAGAACGAGCTGGTGATCGACGCATGGTCGCCGATCCACCTGCGCGCCAAGCTGAAGGAGTTCTATTGGAAGCCCGACCGGGCGCACGTCGACGCAAAGGTCTTCTGGGAGGACTCCCTGAAGTACCTCTATCTGCCGCGCCTTCGCTCGCACGAGGTGCTGGCATCGGCGATCCGGGCGGGTGCCGGCAGCCGAGACTTCTTCGCGACCGCCTTCGGATACGCCGACGGGAAGTATGAAGGCTTCCAGTTTGGCCGGGGCGGGGCTGCGCTCAGTGATTCAGTGCTACTCATCGCGCCTGAAGCGGCCGCGCACTACGAGAGCACGCTGCCACCTCCAACGACACCGACCACGTCGGGCACGGCTCCGGTTTCCGGCGCGGGAAGTGGCACCGCGGCAATCGGCGGCGGGAAGGCCATCCCTCTGAACCCGGCGGGGGATGCCAAACAGCCTGCTCGCCCAAAGAACTTCCGTGGAGCCGCCGACATTCCGGCGACCCTCGCCAAGTCTCGGCTGAACACGATCGCCGAGGAGGTGATCGCCCTCCTGGCGTCCGACCCAAACGCGGCGGTCCGCATCACGCTGGAGATCGATGCGAGCTTCCCGGACGGAGCCAGCGATTCGATTCGCCGGGGCGTGAGCGAGAACGCCAACAACCTCGGGTTCAACGCCAAGGATTGGGAGTGAGGTTGCGAGCGTCTGCATCGTGGATCGATTTTGCCCTGTTAACCCGAGAATCGCCCGCCGGAACGCCCCTGGCGGCCCGGATTCGACGGTTTGAACCCGTTCCGATCGGGGAGCTTCCTTCCGACCCCGCCTCACGGCGGGGTCGTTTGGTTTACAGGCGGCCCGTTTTGCCCTTCGCGGCAGGTTGG